CTTGCGTCAGATCGACCGTGACGCCCGCAGGCACAGATGTCGGGATCATGATTGGCTGCAACGTGCTCGAGACCACGGCAGGATTGAAGCCAGCCTCGCCCAGACACATCAGCGAGCCGGTCACGCCAAGTGCTCTGGCGCGCACCCAGAACTGGCAGACCCATGTCATGCTGGTTTGATTTGCGGTCAGCGCAAACGTTGCTGAAGACCCAATGATTGTGCCGGTCGCGTCTATGCCTGATCCCCAATAGAGATTGAATTGCCCGTTGCCAGGTGTCGCGCCCGTGGTGAGGCGCCCAAACATCGTGATGCGAACAGCCTTGCCGATATAGCCAAAATAATTGCTTCCCAAGATCGGACAGTTGGCGACCGGAATCAGCGCCTTGTTCGTGGCTGCGAGCGTGACCGCAGCGACATCAGCGGCGAAATGCGGGGCTCTGCTGTCTACAAAAAATGGACCGTCCATCATCTCACTCCCAACAGCTTGCGCACTGTCATGCGGCGCGCCTCGCGCATGCGCCGCCTGATCAGCTCGACGTCCTCTTCCTTGCCGTCGGCGTAGACTTCCTTGACCGCATCTTCCATCGCGCCGCGCACGTGGCCGACGATCGGTCGAAACAGCTCGGACCTGACGTTCATCGAGATGCCGACGCTCCGGACCATGCGCGGATACATGCGCTCTGCCGCGGGCTTCAGCTTGTCGGGCAACGCGCTCGTATGCCCGCGCTCGACCAGCCAGCAATGCGAGTAAAAGCGCAATCGATCGTTGACGACAGGGCTCTGCGTGCGCGCCAAATGCAACGTCGTCAACATTTCCGCATCCGAGGTGATCGGCGGCAGATGCGGCGCGACCAACTTCCAGACTTCCTTGGCCCGCGCCACATCGAGCGAGACCATGCAAAGCTGCATCTCGCCCGCCAGATTCATTTTGGTGTGGTGGCGGCTTTCACCGCCCACATCGCCGCCTCCTCATAGGCCGTCTGCGCCAGCGCCGCGCAGCGGGGATCGAGAGGTTTCAGCTCCTCGCAGAGATCGATCAGATCGGCGGTATATCGCTTGATCTTGTCAACCATGCTGTCTTTTGACGGATTGAAGCTCTCGCGCACGCGAAGCGCGCCGAGACTGCCGTGGGGATTGTCGGGCATCATCGTTAATCCAGTGTGATCTGCGTTGCCGTTGAGAGCGAAGGCGTCACGCCGCTGCCGGTCACGATATTCGGCGTCACCGTGCCCGAGAATAGGATCGGCGATGTGCCACCACCGCTCTTGCCCGTGCTGAAATAGCTGACCGTGCCAGAACCACCTGTGCCAGCCGGGAAGTTGATCGCCGCGACCGGCACCGCCTGTGTTGGCGTGGTGCCGCTGATCGTCCAGCCGCCCGTCGTGCGCGCAACGTTGACGCGGCCATAATTCGTATAAGCCGCCTCCGACGTTTGTTGCGTTCCTGCATCACCGGGATCAGCCGTGTGCAAGGCGCAAATGATGTTGGCCTCGGGCGTCGTGGTCGCGTTGTTGGCATAGTTTGCCCATGTCGTCGCGTTGAAGATCAGGGCCAGAATGGCGGCTTCAGAAGTGTCAGAGATTGACATTGGCTTTCTCCTTTACGACGAGTGAGTAATCGTCATGCTGTTCATCGTCACCGTCTGGCCACTCGTGATCGATGTCGAATTCAGCACGATGTCGGTGCCAGATGTACCAACTGTCAAACCGGTGATGGTTTGGTTGGTGCCGCCGGCATCCCTGAAGCGTGCCGCAGCCGCAGTGCCCGAAGCCGACGCCGTGCCGGATTTCGGTGCGCCAGCCATGGTCAGGACACCGCCGCTTTCGGTGAATGACGGTTTCGCTAGGGTGATCGAAACCAGCACAGCTGCCATGCTCGTGGTCCCGATGTCGAGCACTGCAGTGCCGGCCCCAGTATCGAGCGATGTAATCACCGCCTGCATGCGCGTGGATTTCAGTGCAGCGATATAGCTAACAGTCATTCTTAGCCTCCAACCTCAACCTATCAGAGCTTCGATATCGATCGGCTTCTGCGTATTACGATCGCGCGACCGCAATCCCATCAGCATCGCCAGCGCCACCGCACCGTCGATCCGAAACCGGGCTTTTTCCTTGTCGAGCTTGCGGTTGTTCGCCGGGTCGTAGGTCACGACCGCATTGGCGATGTTCCAGTTCAGGATTGGATTGTTCGGATGTCGCAGCTTGCGGTCGATCACCGCCAGCTCGAGCGCGTCAATCGCCGGGGCCATGTCGCGATAGCCTTGGCCCCATGGCACCAGCCGCAAGCCATCTGTGATCTTGTCGCCATCCTTGTGGGCAACGAGCCCGACGCGATCGAATTCGCGCAGCAGGTCTTCGGCGCGCCAGCGGTCATAAGCCAATCCCTTGACCTTGTACTTGGTCTGCAGCTCGGCGATGAACATGGCGATCGCTTCGGGATCAATCGTCTTGCCCGGCGACAGATGCAGATAACCGGCCTCGTGCCATTCGCGATAGCGATAGGTGCCGGTGCCGAAATCGCGATTGGAATGCTCCACCACCTGCTCACGCGGCTTCCAGAAGTGCGGCATGACCCGACAAGGATCAGACGCACTGCCGATCATCAGCGCCGTCAGATCAACAGTGCTCGATAGATCGAGCGCCAGATAGACTTCCTCACCCTCGTTGATTGTCGCTTCGCCATGACACGCCATCCACTCGTTGCGGCTCAGAAGCGGCGAAACCGGCGCGATGCGTTGATTGAGAAATAGGTTCCGGACCTTGGGCTCTTCGGCCGGCAAGCGCTGCGCCTTCCTAATCGCGGACGCTAGGTCTTCGAAATCACGAAATTTGCCCAGTGCGGGATTGGCTTTGGCCCATTGTGCCTCGTCACCGAGATCGCAATCCTCGTCGGCGGCGTAGAGATGGCAGACGATCGAGGGATCGACACCGGAGGTGCCGTCGTCAATCAATCGCGACAGGATGTGCTCGGGATCATTGCTCTGGGTCGAGATCGTGATGAACAGCGGCTCTTTGCGCGCGCCGAAACTGGTGTCGAGCACGTCGTAGAGATCGCGGCTCTTGGCCTGCGCTAGCTCGTCATAGATCACCACGCTCGGCAGATAACCATGCTTGGTGCCAGCTTCCGCCGAGATCGCCCGGTAAATGCTGCCGGTCTTGCGCCCGACCATCGTCTTCGTGGACGGGATGATATCAATCTGCCGCAGCAGCTCGGGCTCGAGTTCGACAATCTGCTTGGCAAACTTGAACACGATGGCGGCCTGGTCGCGATCATTGGCCGCGGAATAAATCTCGCCATGCACCTCGTGCATCGGCCCGACCAGATGCGCCAGCGCGATCGCGGCAATCAACGCCGTCTTGCCGTTCTTGCGAGCGACCGACAGGATCGCGCGCCGCACCACGCGGCGTTGCGTGCCATCCTCCTCGACAATGTGCGATTCGTAAATATCCCGGATAAATTGCTTCTGCCAGTCTTGCAGCTTGAAGCGTTTGCCGGCGCCGTAGCCGCTCGGCACGGTCAATGCCTCGATAAACTTGATGACCTTGCGGGCCTTGTCGCGGCCCAGCGGGGTCCGCTCAACGCGCGAGGAGTCCGGCAAACTTGCTGCCCTGTTCGTCGTCGCCCTGACTGCCGCAGCTGATCCGGCTCCGCGCCGCGGGCGTCAGCCCGAATTCCGCGGCATATTTCATCATTGCCTCGGACGCCTTGCGCGCCGTGTAGATCAGCGGATTCTCAGCAGGCCCTCCGCTGCCGTTGCGCACCACGAAGCCCTTGACCGGCTCGTCGCGCATCGTCGCGAGCAACTCGGCGGCCTCGCGCCACTGCCCGTAGGCGTAGCAATAGGCCGCAAGCGGTGCGCAGTCGATCTTGGTGAGCACGCCGAGATTGTGCAGCTCGACCGCTACGTTCCACCACTCGTCGGCGGCATAGCCGGTGATGAACGCGGGCGGATCAGGCACGCCGATTGCCTGCTCGGGCTTCATCTCGTCTTTCAACCGGCGCTGGCCGGGATTGCCGCGCAACAGCTTGAGCTGAAGCGGCACTGGTTTAGCACCTCGCATAAACTTCCTTTATCCTCCGATGATTAACTTCCAACCTTCTGAAACCTCCGGGAAACCCGCCGGAAACCCGCCGGAAACCCGCGGAAGCCCATGCGGTGATCGCGCGCAAGTATCCACCACCACTTGCACATGGCTTTAATTTCAAGCGCTTAGCAGTGAGTGGATTGAAAACTTATCCGCCCAGTCGCCAGGTGCTGCCAGGAATCATCCGCCCATTTCCAATCCGGCGCAGATTCGCGTCGAAACGGCGTGCGCGCCGCAGAATTGCGCGGTTCCAACTTGGTTCCAGCCGGGTTCCAGCCGGAACTCTTCCAAATGGTATCCGGATGCCTGACAGGGGAAGAATATTCTACTTTTAGGCGGCGGTATCAGGCGGCCACAACCAAAAGAACGAAACGAGACCCCACTTAGCCGAGTTCCACAACCGCTAAGTGAGTTCCCATATTCGGAACAAATCCTCTAAGTGCTTGATCTGATTGCTAAATTCGCAGGAGAATTTTCAACCACAACTCGAAATCTGAAAATTGCGGCCGCTAAAATTGCAG